CGATTAGATTTGACCATGCCTCAAAAGCAGTTCTCAAAAGAAATCCTTCATCATTAATGACTGTAACTGTCCAAGTATCAATTGTTCTGTCCCCAGCAACTTTAAAAATTCTTCCTCTAAATGGAACATCAATCGATGCCACATTTTGTGCTGGAAGTGCAGCCGCTTTACACATAAATCTAAAGTTATCAGCGTCCCATCCAGGGATTCCGTCTGGTAGAGTGGTTAGTTCAACTTCGAATAAATTGGGGCGAGCACCACCCCCAACCATCGCTGCCTTAAACTGAGAGATTGTTTTGTTTTCTCTTGTTGATGCCATTGTTAAGTCCTCCTTTTGTTATTTAGATACTGAATTAAACTCTACCAACGACTTCTTCAAATGCAACACCAGTTCTGGTGGCCACGAAGGTTAGTGTGACATAGTTAATAGATTTTGTTGGTTTCAGGAAGATATCTGCCCTGAATTCATTGTTATCGATAATGTCAGGAGTATTGTTTGTAGTATCGCAAACAACGAAGAATCCATACAATCCTCTCTTCGCTTGAACATCACGAAGATATGGTTCAACAATATTTTTAAAGTTTGCTCTGGTTAGTTCATCATTCAATTCAAAGAGTTGAGCTTCAGCAGCTCTTTGCAGTGCTTGCTCCACTGTAAGGAACAAACGACGAACATTAATTCTATCAAATGCTGATGCGTAACCAAGGGCAGTTTTGTCACCGAACAATAGAGTTCCAATTCCAGGTGAGGTAATAACAGAGTTAATTCGTGCTGGATACAATCTATCTCTTTGCGCTTTACTTGGGTTATATGCAAGTCTAATAGCATTATTAATGATTCCACGCTGTTGTCCTGCAGGAGAGAACCACGGATATGCAACAATTGCAGTGCGAGTCATTAGACCTGCAACGTCAGCGTTTGTTGGAATAAAACGGAACTTGTTATTAAACCTATCATAAGTGTACTTGTAACCACTATCAAATATCGCGTATGATGAAGAACTCAGTGAGCTGAAGAAGTCAATTAAATTGTTTGTTTGAGTGGTTGTATTAGTAAGTCCAATTAAATCAGCTCTGTGTGGTCCAATCACGGTGACACAATCCTTTCTTGATTCTGCGAGTGAAATCAAGAAACCTGCTTTTGCTTGAGAATCTGACTTACTATCAAATCCAGGACCCATAATGATGTAATCTAGTGGAACTTCATCCTTGTTGGAGAATAAATTGTAAGAGGTGATTATGTTACCCAATGTTGGTTTCATTCCACCATTACTGCCCGCTGCGGGAACACCACCTGAATAATCAGTGCCACCACCAAGAGTGTATGAAACATTTCCAATAGCAGCAAATGTTACGCCCTGAGCATTTTGTCCCCAGAGACCATCTGCAGTTGAGATAGGCGTGAATGATGCAGCCTTGACTCCAGAGTAAGTTGTAAATCCAGTTGCTCTTGGAGATGTGCCGTGATAGGAATCTGCCGCATTAGATGGGTTACCACCTGCATAAATGTTAGCAGAAAAATCTGCTAAGTATCCTTCATACCATATTCTTTGAGGAGCATTTACATTTGAAATCGCATCAAACGCTTTTGAAAGACTAATATGCTTTTCGAGAATATTTCCTCTAATTCCTGTGATAGATCCAATATCATCAACCACAACAATATGTAAAGCATCATTATAACCCTGAGCATCTAAAGAAAATTTATTTGTGCTCGGTTTAGGTGCAAGTTCTTTCCAGAAAACAGTTGAGTTGGTAAGACCTAGTGTTTGTTGATCATACCAATCTTCAATTGACGCTGGTGTGTATGGAGTTGTTGCGGATAATCCAGTGTTGACCCCAACGCTGTTCACAAAGAACAAACTTGATGAAGTTGTATATGCAAATAAAGAAGATCCTTCAGCATAATCAATTTTAGTTTCAGTGCCCGCAGAGGATACTCTGGAAACAATTTTTACATCGATGGTGCTTGCTGAATTGGTTGCATCGGTGGTAACACCAGTAATAATACCCTTTAGATACCCAGTGAATAATGATGTTGTTCCTGCACCCGCACTTGGCAATACAACATTAGAAAGCGATGCTGTGACACCAGCACCAATTGTTGCGCCAGCGGTTGTTAAACTTGTAGTTGTGATTCCAACAATTTGATCTGCTTGATCATCAATAAAACAAACTTTTAAACTGTTTGCCCAAGAACCTGGAGTTTTTGCGGCATATGTAAAATCTGTTGCTTCTGTGTAATTATTGTTATAATCGTCATAGTTATCAATATCAAGGGCAGTCGTGAATGCAATTCCTACACCAGCATTTGCGTTATTAAGGTTCGAACCACCAGTTCTAACTACTTTAAGAACACCACCGTATGAAAGGAAAGATGCTGCACTCATCCAATACTCATATTGAGCATCAGTTGAAAGAGGTTTACCAAATACATTAATAAGATCTGTTTCATTAGTAATGTTGATAGGGTAATCAACGGGTCCAATTGGAAAAGGTCCTGCAATCGCTCCAATATTATCTAAAACATTATCAGCTCTTCCTACTGTTAAGTCAACCTCTCTGACTAGTACGCCTGGAGATAATTGAGGAGTAGCCATGTTTTTCTCCGTAAAATTCTCAGTTTATCTGAAAATATTTATTATTTACAACTATTTCGCAGGGGAAATGTGACGCGAACTACCAGTCAGGATATTCCCACCTACAGGAGGAAGGTTTTAACTTTCTTTGATCTAATATTCTTTTGACAGTGCATTCTTTACACTCATAAGAGTAAGAAGATGCCACTGCTCCTCTATTTTTTCTAGTCCTATAAAAACCATCGATAAGATTTTTAACCTCTCCACACACTCTACATTTTCTATCAACAAGTAATAAATGACCTAGATTAATTTGATTATCTAATTCCATCATTTGTATTCCCACATATAGGCCATATCTCCATATTCGTCAGTAAACCAACGATCACCTTCTGAGTCAACAAAACTTGTATTTCCTAATCCATCCTCGATAAATCCAAATGGTGCCATATCTTGTTCTATTTGATTTTTTTGTTCCTCATATAATCTTTTGCGAATATCTTGATCGGTAAGTTCCTTAAAATAATCTTGAGCAACTAACCAAGCATATATGACAAGGCACATTGCTAAGTCATCATTACATCCCTCTTCTGCTTCAAAAGAGTTATGTTTAGAAATAAATGTTGTTAACTCAGAAATGATTTCATAATCCTTGAATAAAAGTTTATCACTTTCAATCATTGTTTTAAGATTAAGTGATCCAACTTTTTTGACCGTTTTAGACATTTTAACGCCAAGTTGAGTTTTCTTTCCACTAAATCCTTGACCAACAATTTGACCTGCTCGACCTCTCATAGAGCACATTAAAACATTTTGATACTCTAAGTCATAATGTAACAATGATGCTACCTGATCTCCAATATCATTTACTTCACAGAGAATGTATGCACCATTATAATTCTTCGCTACTTCATAAATGATATTTGGAAACAACATCGGTTTGATCTCATTATTTCTATACTTTGCTACAACTTTGTGTGGAAAAGATGTGATGTCAACAACAATGAATGCTGAATAATCTTCACTAACTCCTCTGGCAACGTCAACTGTGATCACATAATCGTGATTCTCTTCAACTTCATCATAAACATCTAGTCCAGCGTTTCTTTTTAGCGGATGCTCATAAACAAAATTTTTAAGTTTACTTGGAGCAATAAGTGTATCTACTGATCCTAAAAATTCACATTCAAATTCGATTTTAAATTGCTGCTCAGATGTATTAGCAATTGTTTGTAATCTCCACCTTTCATCTCTACCAGGAACCTCAGACCAGTGAACATCTGTGGGGACATATTCATTTTTACTTCTTTCTGCATCATGCCACATGCGGTAGAAATGATTCATACCGTGTGGAGTAGAAACTATGATGACTTTTGTGCTTTTGCCAGAAGTAATAGTAGGATAAACAGATGCAAAGAACGAGTCTGCAATATGGTTTGGAACGAAAGCGAATTCGTCGAGAAAGAGGATATTAAACGACATGCCTCGGACAGCACTCGCAGATGTAGAAGCTGCCAATATCTTACTGCCATTTTCTAACTCGATGTTTCCTTTGTTCCATGCTATAATACCCTGTTGCATCCATTTTGGTAAGTTTTCATATGCAGTTGCTAACCTTCCAAGCAATTCTCTAGCGGTTGCTGCTTTGTTTGCTAGGATGCCAATATTGACGCTATCATTAAAGATAAGATAGTGTAGCAGATATGCCA